AACAGGGGGCGGTCAGAATGTCATAGACTCATCATACAATCCTCTATCAATCAACGAAGACTACTTCTTCCCGCAGACCGCAGAAGGTAGAGGCTCTAAAGTTGAAACGCTTCCAGGTGGCACTAACCTAGGAGAAATTGATGACCTTAGATACTTTACTAATAAGTTGGTACGCGGATTACGTATCCCAAGTTCGTACCTACCTACTGGAGCAGATGATTCAGCAGCACAATACAATGATGGACGTGTGGGAACAGCATATATCCAGGAGTTACGCTTTAATACCTATTGTGAACGTTTGCAGAATTTAGTTATAGAAGAATTTGACACAGAATTTAAACGTTACATACTAGAAAAAGGAATAAACATTGACACATCAATGTTTGACCTAAAATTCCAACCACCTCAAAACTTTGCAGCTTACCGTCAAAGTGAAATTGACAACGCCCGTGTTCCTACTTATACACAAATGGCACAAATTCCATATATTTCAAATCGTTTTGCATTAAAACGTTTCTTAGGAATGACAGATGAAGAACTTGCAGAGAACGAACGTCTATGGCAAGAAGAAAATGCAGAAGATTTAAAACCATTACCAGATGATGCAAGTGCTGAAATGAGAGATGCTGGAATTAGTGCAGCAGGCATAGGATCAGATCTCGGTAATATAGAAGATGAAGCTGCTGCAGATACACCGACAGAAGACGGCGGTGCTGGAACAGGTCCGGAAACAGCAACAGGACAAGACTTAGGAGCTGCAACAGCAGGAACTGAGCAAACTATATAAATACATTATGATACTAAGAGAATTATTTTATCACGATCCTGAAACTGTACAGCCTGTAGAAGACAAACGCTACGAGCCTGATAACGATCAGTCACCTCTTGAAAAAACTGATACTCGAAAAACTAGATTAACACTGAGTCAGATTAATAGAATCCGTAAAGCTTCTGAACTACATATTGAAGAAAAGAAAAAAGAATTAGAGTTCATAAAACAAATGTATGGTATAGCTGCCAACACAGAAGCCGCTGGAGTTTAATATTTGAAGAAACAAGCATTTGTAGTCGGTAACGGCACAAGTCGTGCTGCAATAGACTTACATCAATTAAAAACTAAAGGAAAGATATACGGCTGTAATGCTCTTTATAGAGAATTTGTGCCTGATTATCTTGTGGCTGTTGATGTAAAAATGATATTAGAAATTAATAAAGCAGGATATCAACTGCAAAATCCTGTATGGACTAATCCTAATAAAGCCTATCATAAGTTTGTAGGATTTAATTATTTCAATCCGTCTAAAGGATGGTCTAGCGGACCTACTGCACTATGGTTAGCAAGCAATCACGATGTTGATGAAATATATATTTTAGGTTTCGATTATGAAGGCATCGGAACAACAGTTAATAACATTTACGCTGATACACAAAATTACAAAAAAAGTACAGATAAAGCAACTTATTTTGGAAATTGGGTGAAACAAACTTGTATTACTTGTCAGAAATTTGATAAAAAAAGATATATAAGAGTGTTAGGCGAAAATATTTTTATACCTAAAGAATTTAAAACAATTAGTAATTTAGACCACATTTCTATAGAAGAATTTAAAGAAATACAAGATATTTCCTAAATTCTAGAGAAATAGGCTCGTTTTGAGCCTATTTCTACGTACTTTTTTAATAATAATGTAAATATATAATGACAGCCCCACACAGGAGCCGTATCTATGGTATCTGTGTGTAACATAACATTTATAGGAGTTTAAAAATGTCAGATACAAGCAAATTTGAAAAAATGCTAGAGCTTCTTGTCAATGAAGATAAAGAAGCAGCACAAGAATTATTCCACGAGATTGTAGTAGAAAAATCACGTGATATCTATGAATCACTACTAGAAGACGAAGTAGAAGTTGAAGAAACAACTGACGAAGAAGTTGAAGAAGCAACAGATGAAGAAGTAGATGAAACAACAGACGAAGAAGTAGACGAAGCAACTGATGAAGAAGTTGAAGAAGGTTTTGACTTAGACGAGTTTGAAGTCGAAGCAGACGATGATATGGGTGGCGATCCAACAGACGATATGATGGCTGACCTAGGTATGGATGACGAAGAAGGCGACGAAGACGAAGGTGAAGAAGGCGATATGGAAGATCGTGTAGAAGACCTAGAAGATGCGCTAGAAGACCTAAAAGCAGAATTTGAAAAAATGATGGCTGGTGACGACGAAGGCGACGACGAAGGCGAAGAAGAGCCAGAAGAAGAAGCATTTGCTTATGAAGCAACTGATGAAGAAGTAGACGAAGCAACAGACGAAGAAGTTGAAGAGTCAGATGAAGAAGTTGAAGAAGCAACAGATGAAGAAGTTGAAGAATCAAAAGCACCACAAACAGCAGGCGAGCAAATGCGCGAGTATGTTGAAAAAGTAACTGCTACAATGGGTGACAACGGTGCAAACACTAAGTCAGCTGTAGCTAGTGCAAACGATATGGGCGGAGACGCTGGTAACATTGCACAAGGTGCTGACGAAAAAGGTCGCAAGGCTGATTCAGCAAAAGAAGATTCAGCAGGTAACGTAAATGTTCCTGGTGGAAAGGCTTCAAAATCAATGAAGTCACAACCTGGCCACGGCGCTGAGAAAAAGGGCAAGCCAGAGACAGCTGACAATAAAAAACCAACTATTGGCGGCTAATAAAGTAAGGAAAGCTGAATGAGAAACTTACGAGAGCATTTGACATTCGATCAAGCACAAATTGTGCTTGAGAATGCTAACGAAGGCAAAGATCTTTATATGAAAGGTATTTGCATCCAAGGTGACGTTCGCAACGCTAATCAGCGAGTGTATCCTGTAAATGAAATCGGCAGGGCTGTCAAAACTCTCAATGATCAATGCAAGAACGGATTTAGTGTTCTCGGAGAAGTTGATCATCCAGAAGGACTTAACATTAACTTAGACCGTGTAAGCCATATGATTACAGATATGTGGATGGATGGCCCAAATGGTTACGGCAAACTGAAAATTTTACCAACCCCTATGGGACAACTAGTTAAAACAATGTTAGAAGCAGGAGTTAAACTAGGTGTTTCGTCTAGGGGCTCTGGTAATGTATCTGAAGACGGTAATAACGTTGTATCAGATTTTGAAATAATCACCGTGGACGTTGTGGCACAGCCTAGCGCCCCTGGTGCATATCCTACACCAATCTACGAGCACCTTATGAACGCTCGTGGCGGATATAAGGCATACGAATTAGCACAGGCTACTAAACACGACACTAAGGCACAAAAGTATCTTAAGGAATCGTTGATTAACATAATCAACAAACTCCAATAACGAGGAGAATGTAATGATAGATGCACTGAAAACACTTTTCGAAAACGATGTAGTTTCAGAAGAGATCAGAGCACAAATTGAAGAAGCTTGGGAAAACAAGATTCGCGAAAATAAGCAAGCAGTAACAGCTGAACTTCGTGAAGAGTTTGCTCAAAAGTACGAACACGACAAGCAAACAATGGTTGAAGCTATTGATACTTTGCTTGAAGAACGTCTTTCTGAAGAAATCGCAGAGTTTGCAGATGATCGCAAACAACTTGCAGAAGCAAAAGCAAAATATGCAATTGCAATGCGCGAAAATTCAGAGCTTTTGAAAGGTTTCGTTGTAGAACAACTACAAAAAGAAATTACAGAACTACGTGCAGACAAAGTAGCAATGGCTGAAAACTATGCCAAGCTAGAAGAGTTTGTAGTAGATGCTCTATCTAATGAAATTGCAGAGTTTTATGAAGATAAGAAAGATTTAGCTGAAACTAAAGTACGTCTAGTACGTGAAGCTAAAACACACTTCGAAAAAGTTAAAAAAGACTTTATCGAAAGAAGTGCTACAGCAGTATCTGAAATGGTTGCAAATGGTCTCAAATCAGAGATTACTGCACTTAAAGAAGATATCGATGCAGCACGAAGCAACGACTTTGGTCGTAAAATATTTGAAGCATTTGCAGCTGAATACACAACTTCACATCTAAATGAGAAGGGCGAAACAGCTAAACTTCTAAAAGTACTTGCCACAAAAGACAAGCAACTTGAAGAAGCAAAAGCATTTGCTGCAAAAGCAAAAACTTTAACAGAATCAATTAGCGCAGAAAAGAAAGCATTAGTTGAATCTGCTAGAAGAGAAAAAATAATGAACGAACTGATTGCGCCATTGAGTAAAGATCAGCGAGAAATTATGACAGACTTACTGGAATCAGTACAAACTGACCGTTTACAAAAACAGTTTGATAAGTACTTGCCATCAGTAATTGATGAAAATACTCCAGCGAAGCGTAAGGCAACCTTAACAGAAGGCACAGAAGTAACAGGCAATCGTGAAGAAAAAATGACACAAAATAAAGCAGACGATACAGACAACAATGTTGTTGACATTAAACGTCTTGCTGGATTAAATTAAGGAGATAATGATGTCAGAACTATTAGAAAGCCGCTGGCAGGACACCAAAACTGCTCTTCTTGAAGGCTTGCAAGGCAACAAGAAGTCTGTAATGGCTGCTACGCTAGAAAACACTCGTAAGTACTTGTCAGAAACTGCAACAGCAGGCGCAACTTCTGCAGGTAACGTTGCGACACTAAACCGTGTGATTCTTCCAGTAATCAGACGTGTAATGCCAACAGTTATTGCAAATGAACTAGTTGGTGTACAACCAATGACTGGTCCAGTTGGTCAGATCCACACTCTACGTGTACGTTACAGCGACTCTGTAAACTCAACTGCAGGTACTGATACTACAGCAGGCGAAGAAGCTCTAAGCCCATTCAAAATTGCTGAAGCATATTCAGGTGCGTTGAACGACAAAGCAGCATCAACAGCAGCACTAGAAGGCGCGGCTCATAACCAACTAAGCATCCAGATCCTCAAGCAAACAGTTGAAGCTAAGACACGTAAGTTGTCAGCTCGCTGGACATTTGAGGCAGCTCAGGATGCACAATCACAGCACGGTATCGATGTTGAAGCAGAAATTATGGCTGCTCTAGCACAAGAAATTACTGCTGAGATTGACCAAGAGATCCTAGCATCTCTAACAACACTAGCAGGTTCAGCAGCAGAAACTTATGACCAAGCTGCTGTTTCAGGTACTGCTACTTTCGTTGGTGACGAACACGCTGCACTAGCTGTTCAAATCAACAGAGTATCAAACTTGATTGCACAACGCACACGTCGCGGTGCTGGTAACTGGGCAGTTGTTTCGCCATTCGCGCTAACAATTCTTCAGTCAGCAACAACTTCAGCGTTTGCACGTACAACTGAAGGTTCATTTGAAGCTCCAACTAACACTAAGATGGTTGGTACTTTGAACAACGCTATGAAAGTATATGTAAACACATATGCAGGCGACGGCGCTTCAGTACTAGTAGGATACAAAGGTTCAAGCGAATCAGATGCAGCGGCATTCTACTGCCCATACATCCCGCTAATGAGCTCAGGTGTTGTACTAGATCCAGGCACATTCGAGCCAACTGTATCGTTTATGACACGTTATGGCTACGTTGAGCTAAACAACACTGCGTCATCACTTGGTAACGCAGCTGACTATCTAGGTCTAGTTGGAATCACTAACGGTAACGTTAGCTTCAGCTAAGTTTTACTTAGGTAAAAAACAAAAAAAGGCGGCATATGTCGCCTTTTTTTACGATTAAAAAAAGTAAAAATTTTATGAGACATTTTATACTAGTGCTTTGCACATTATTAATATTAACAGCTTGCGGCGGAGCAGAAGTACCAATACCTCAACTTAGAGGTGAACTACCGATAAAAGTAAGCAATAACAATCCTGCATCTACTGCTTACAATTATTACGGACTGCACGAAAGCATTGACAGACAAGAATTACGTGAGTATACAGGTGTTGACCCGGTGCGCACAGAATGGTGTGCAGCGTTTGTTAATAGTGTATTACACGAAAGCGGTATAGAAGGAAGTGAAAGTGTTAGTGATGTTCCATTAATGGCACGGTCCTTTCTATTTTGGGGAGAACAGGTTGTTAAAGAAGACATACAACCAGGAGATATTGTAGTATTTCCTAGAGGCAATCAAGGCTGGCAAGGACACGTAGGATTCTACTTACAAACACATATGAAAGATAATATAGAATACTATTTAATTTTAGGTGGCAATCAATCAAACAAAGTAAGTATTGAAATGTACCGTGCTAGTAAAGCATTAGATATTAGAAGAAGAAAAAAATAAAAAAAATTAAAAAAGTGGTTGACATTTGTTTTGTTTGTGTTATATTAATAATATAACAAGACGTTGTTATATGGGTTGGCGCTAATAATTTCCACTCTAGAGGAGATAAGCGCACTTGGTTAGGGGTAGTGCCCGGCGTAGAGTTTGGAGACAAGCAGTACGCAAACTGCGATACTAAGCAGAACTGAGGTTCTAGGCGATAGATGAAACGGTATCTGGACGCTTAGTTGGAGGTAAACCCAAGTCCTTCACCCACCCTTAATTTAAAAGCCCGCCACTGTGCGGGCTTTTTCTTTATTTGATAAATACTTTATATAGATTTATGCGGAGACCCACCGCGTAGACCTAGAACGTCAACTATTTTTAATAAGGAGAAAACAATGGGACGTCCAGTAAACAAAGATAAAATTGGATACGGCACAGGTCGTATCGCAGTAACACGCCACTTCTTTACAGGTGGTGCAGAAGCAACAACAGCAGCTCACATTGTAAGACAAGCAGGCAACGGCAAATATGTTGTACGCTTAGATTCTAATGCAGGCGATCCAAGTGCAGACGAAGTTCTAACACTTACAAACTTAGGTTCAGGAAATTTAGTAGCAGGTACATTTGAAATTGATGCATATGGTACTGATTCAACAACTTATCAAGTTACAAAGATTCGTAACAGAACTGTACAGTTAGAAGCCGGCGGCACTGAGTTTAACGCAGTTTATGGTATAGGTAATGTTCCAGAAGCAAAAGAAACAGGAACAAATCCAGCAACTACTTTAGCGGTAGCACTGCCAGCACAATAAGAATAATGGGGGCTTCGGCCCCCTAACAAGGGTTTATAG